TTATCGCTCTAAAAGAATGTTGTAGATCTCATCGACACGCTGATTAAGGCGTTTAATTTCAGTCAATAAATGACTAATAACATACCCGGCAAATCCGCCTAGTATGCCAATCGTTGCGATGTAAAGTGTAAAGAAATCTTGTTCGGTCATGCTTTGGTGCTAATCCCGTAATCACTCTCAGATCCCGATTTTGGATCTAATGCTTTAACTAGAGGTGCAATTAATGCGCCAAGCAATATTGCGTACTCTGGCTTCATATCTCCGGCAATTGCCAAAGCAACTGTAAGTCCAGATGCTGCTACTGCTCGCAGGTAAGATTTAATCGCTGCCTTGTGTTTCTTTGTAAGTTTCATACTTTACCTCCGAGAAGTGGGATGTCGAAAAACGAACTGTCCTGATCTCCCGCAGGGCTAAAGGAAAGATGGCAGTGCGACTTGTGTTGGTTAAAACCTTTGTAAGTGCGGTATTTCCAATTTCCTCTAGCAGACATAATTTTACCATCAAAGATTATGTAACTTATGCGTTTACGCTTATCGGCTTTGGCATAAAGTCGCAATTGCTCTACTAGGTGAACCATTAAATCTTTGATTTGGCTAATATCTTTATCTACATCGATTGCTCTGACCACGCCAGTTTTTGCAGGTATGTGATCCGACTTTGTGCCAGCAGACATATGCCTAGCGTCCGCTATCCAGCCGTCTGAACGCCTATCCCTATCTGGAAAACAATCATCTATCTGCTCTCTTAATTGAACCGCAGACTTACTAAGCCAGGGTTTCATTTAAGAAAAAAGTAATTGGGCTTCTTCAGCAGTAATGCCTAATTTTTCAAACAAAACCAATTTTGCCTGTGTTTTTTCTTGTTCTTCAATTTTGGCAGTGTTTACTTCAGTTGCTGCTTTTTTGTTTAATTTTTCAATTTCTTTTATTTCAGCAGCAGTTAAAGGAATTTCTGTAATTTCGTTAGTAATTACGTTATGTTCAACTCTAAACATTAAGCACCCCACAATGTATAAGTTCCAGCATTCCAGGTATATCCTTGTGTATTTTCAATCTGTAGGCTGGAAACGGCAGCAGAGGATTTATACACACCTTTTGCAATTTGGATATATCTTTGGCTTCCACCAAAATTGAAATATCCATAACTGTCCATATCTGTAAATCCAGGATTTTTGCAGTTAGTTAATTTAATTGCAAAAGAATTATTGCCATCAGTGTTGTAATGAGCGCCTTTAACACTGCGAGAAAATCCAGAATAATCTGCTTGAGCATACTCAGCAGTTGAACCAGAGGTTAAAGTCATAGTATTAGATAATTGATAATAATTTGAACCTGTATCACTATTTAATCTCGCAACTAAAGTGCCATCATTTGTGGCATTTGTTGTTCCATAAACCACTAAAAATAAATCAGTATATGATGATAAGCCTGTTATTGAAACGCTAGTTCCACTCAAAGTTCCTGTAGCAATTTGTGCCATATTTCCTGCACCACCTGCTGGAGCAGCCCATGTTGGCACGCCTCCTGCAACAGTTAAAACGTTGCCAGTTGAACCAATACCTAAACGAGTATTTACGTTGGCAGAAGATGAGCGATACTCAATATCTCCCAATGTTGTTGATGGGTTTAAATTCTTTGTGGTTGTATCGACTGATGTTCCAAGTGTGCGGATTGCTGATGCACCATCTTTGACTAAGCCCGTATCATCAGGCGTAGTCCACCCATAATTTGTTGTTGTTGCCATTGTGCTCCTTTATGCGACGATGGTGGCATTTTGCCACTCTAGTATAGCGGATAATGTGTTCCAAGCCTCAGTTATAGGGGTGGTGTTCCACCTCATAGCCACCTGGCTAAACTGAGTTGGGCTTAGATTTATAGTCAAAAATAACTGGTTGAATGAAGTGCTCCATGACCAGCCTTCAACATATCCCTGAAACGAACCCTCATTTATTTGAATTGGTAGATCGGTTATGGAAATGGCTTCTCCCATAAAGATATTGATTAAAGCATCTCTAGTTTGATCATTCATTTCTGGGTTGGTTAAAGGAAAGGTAATTTGTTCAAATACTGGGTACGGAAGGGATCTTAGATCAATGTACTTTTCAACTATTTCCTCAGCATCGGTTTGATTCTTAATACTTGAGTTTATTGTTTCAGATTTATAGCCATATAGATTTACGCTATCAGCATCAATTAAAGTTTCTGTATCATTAAAATTGTTGCCATAATTCAGGGTTATGTCGTTTCGAATATTGCCAGCAGTGGTCGTAGTCTGAATGCCTGATCCCAGGGCTGTGTTTGCCGATAATTCTAGGTAACCATTGGCTAACAAATAAGCCTGGCGATGGTTTGCATCGGCATAGCCTATGTTTCCATTGCTATCTTCATAAAGGTATCCAAAGGCTGAATTCGCTATCTGAGAGGCGATATTGTAAATAGTATCTGTGTTAGATCCACGATTAACCATTTCATATTGACCAGGCTGATCTATCTCGCCAAGTCCTATATTTTCAGCATTTAACCAGGTGATAGTTGGATCATAAGTTGACCATGTTTGAGCGGCTGATACACCAATCCAATCTCCTAATAAGAATTCCTCAAGTAGCGTACGTATTTGATCCCCGTCAAATTCTGATGTTAATACGCCTTCGCTAATTGTTTTGGCTAGTTTAGCCAGGGAACCCATAGCAATTAAGTTATATGTAAAAACTGTGCCTACTGATCCAGTTGCGCCTACTGCGATTGTTATGTCTGTAATGTTTCCACCAAAAATAGTTTTGTATGTGTTTGTGCTGTCCTTAAGTTGCAAAGCAATAGCATCATTTATTTTTATATTATAATTTTCATTTTCCAAAGCAACCAAAGCAATTTCCATATATGAAGGATTTGGTTGCAGGTATATATCTTCTCTGCCTGATTGATGGCTTATGTCTGAAATTGCTACATCAGTATATTCAGTGCCACCATTTACAACTAATTTCCATTGAGGTGTAAATTGGGTCATTACTGGAATCTTCTAATACTTGCACCATCAAGTGCCGGAATTGATCTGGCGGATGATTGAGTTAATACCTTTGCAACTGCTCTGGCTGCGCCTTCTGAATCTACTGCCTTAACTGTAATGTTATTAACTGTCGTCCCTGCTCTTGCAGCACCAGATGCCAATTGTGCAGCACTTGCAGTTGAAGGTACGTTTGGAACACTTGGAACGCTAGGTGTTGCAGTTCCGCCCATTTGGGATAATCCATAAGCAGTGCCAGCAACGGCTAATGCGCCAGCAGCAGCACCTACTGAAATACCACCTGTTGCAAAAGCAGTTGCAATTCCTGCAGCAGCAGCCGCCGTTCTTAGTGCAAGCATCGCAGTGATTAAAGTTTGAATTGCTGATACAAACGCTATTACTTTGTTTGCAACAAACACTGCAGCAATAATGCCACCAAGAATCAATAATTCATCTTTAATACTAATAACAAAACCAATAGTGGATTTCAATTGTTGACCAAACTCAAAAGCCCCTCGAGTTGCATCTGTGATTCCAGCCGTTACGCTAGTTTCACCAGTTAAACCTGCCGCTAAAGCCTGTACATTTGGAACAACAGTAGCAAGCAAATAATCAGCAAAAGTTTTCATAACCGGCAATAAAGCGGTGCCAATTTGTTCTTTTGTTTCAGCAAATGCAATTTCTAATTGCCTCATCTTAAATTCTGCAGTTGTTGATTCGTTTTCAATAAAGCCTTTGTAAGTGCCAGCCAGAATTTGCATAATTTCATCATGTGATTTTGTTGCTAAAGTTGCTTTATCAATACCTAAATTTAATCTGGCTAAAGCAGTGTTCTGTCCATCAAAACTTCTACCTAAAGCATTCGCAACTGCTTCCAAGGGTTTGCCAGTCGATGCTGCAATTTCTTGAGATAAAGTTAATAAATCTTGTGCTTTTGCGACATCATTTGTTGATCTAATTAAACGACCGAGTGCAGGTCTTAATTCATCATCTGTTGTCGCTGTAGCAATTGACTGTTTTGTGATGTAATCATCCAAACCAGCAATTTGTGCTTCAGTTGCTTGGGTATTAGATCGAATGGTTTGTTCTAAAGTTTTACGAGCCTTCTCATCTGCTGCCGCTGCTTTGACTGCAGAGATGGCAAATGCTCCGGCTGCTGCGCCAACGGCTGCAAAAGCCAATGCTGCTTTCTTGCCAAAATCACTTATCTTTTGTGCGTTGGTATCAACGGCTTTATCGGCTTCGCCTAGTTTCTTTTTAAGATCATCAACATCGGCAAGAATGGATAACTTAAGGGTACGATTACCGGTTGCCATTATGCCCACTCCTTAAGAATGCGATCAAACGCAACTTCCCACTTGTTAATCAATTCAGGCTGAATTCTGCGAAGGGTCGGATAGATAAACCATCCTCGACTACCTCTGCCTTGCCGTCCGCTATAACTAGGGAACTGTTTGAACTTATTTGAACCAAACTCATAACCACCCCATAGGGTTTGTGTAGTAGCACCACCTGAAAACTTTTGACGTGCGAAGCCGTAACTGAACTCACCAATCTTTGAGGACTTGGAGATAGATACGCCGTCCGCAATTCTTTTCGCAGCCGTTGTGCCTTTTGTTCGGTTGCCAGCAGCGACTTTAATTTCCTCAGATGCAAAATACGCCAGCGCAGCAGATTGACTTCGTGCTTCATCTGTTGCTTGAGCATCCATAAGTTTGAACGCTTTGTAGAGATCTCGGAGGTCGGTTTTACTGTAGGCAATTGCTTCATCCGCCATGATCCCCTCGCTCCTTTAAAATCTCAACTGCAGTTAATAAATCTTCTGCGCTTGTCCATTCACTCATTGGTATTTGAGTGGCTATTGCCACCGCAACGAGTAAGCGGCTTACGCTTCCTTCTGGATGACTTTTGGGTCATCCGCATCACCGACAATTACATCGGCAACTGTTTCCATCCAGGCATCCATTGGCTTGACTGGTTTGTC